GTAGTTGTTGATGTTGGTAAGACCGTGTGAGAAGACTGAAACGGGCCAGGCACCAGAAAGACCAACAACGCGGACGGTATCTTCCGCATTTGATGCTAGATTGGATCTCAATAAAGTTCCTAATGCGAAAGGATTTTCACCACTTGATGCTCTCAACAATCTTGTTTCGAATCCAGAAGCAGTATCAATTAACGCATTGCTATCAGAATTAACGGTAATAGTATTAAACACAGACACGCTATCAGAACCATAAGTCAATGAACGAATGTCGAGATCTGTTGCGGTAACTCCAACTGCCCATCCGCCAGAGTAGCCAACGATTCTCACAACATCTTGACCCGCAGCACCAGCCGTCGCTGGATCACCCGCTGTCAACGTGCGAATACCAAAGTTGGTTGCAGTTACTCCAACTGCCCAACCACCAGAATATCCAACCACACGAACGACATCTTGAGCAATTGCGCCAGCAGTTGTGGGATCTCCTGCGGTTAATGTTCTAATATCAAGATCTGTTGCGGTAACTGCATGAGTGTTTACATTTACTGTTCCCGTTACAGTAACCGGTCCACCGACACTTGATACAGCAACTGAAGGAGTATTTACGATAGCAACTGGCAAACCGTTTGATGATGTAACTCTTGTGCCACCTTCACCAGTAGCACCATAAGCAATCTTCATTACTTGAAAATGATTACCCTCTGCTGCGGAGTAGTCTGTTGCTATTACTGCTTCTCCAGAAAATCCTGATACTGCCACATTGTTGTCCGTGTCGTAAGCCATTTTGATTCCTTTTTATGATTCTGTGATCTTGATTATTTATACTCCTTGACACCACAATACATAGAGTATAATCCTCATCATGATTGACCCCACACAGATATCCAACCTCATAGAACGAATGGTTTCCAACAGAAAGATCTCCTACATGGAGGCTGTTTTGGAAATTTGCGAAGAGCATTCAGTTGATGCATCGCTTGTGGCAAAGCACTTGTCTCGTCCAATCATTGAAAACATTGAGAACGAAGCACGACAAGTGAATCTATTGCCGCGTAAGAAATCATTGCCATTCGCTTGACACACACCGTACACGCTGTATACTCAGCACATTGTCAGATACTCAGTACACCCAGTAAAAGGAGCAATACGATGTCAGATTTCGCAAGTTTCAAGAAGAGTTCAAAGAACAACCTTGGCAAGATTGCCAAGGAACTAGAGAAAGTCACTAAAGGCGGGGGAGAGAATTCCTACAAGGATGATCGTCTCTGGCAGCCTGAAGTTGACAAGACGGGAAACGGGTACGCAGTCATCCGTTTCCTCCCCGCTCCTCCAAGCGAGGATCTTCCTTGGGTTCGTGTCTTCAGCCACGGATTCCAATCGAAGGGTGGTTGGTACATTGAGAACTGCCCCACCACAATCGGACAGAAGTGTCCTGTTTGTGAAGCAAACAACGAGTTGTGGAACAGCGGAAACGATGATGACAAGAACATTGCGCGTGATCGCAAGCGCAAGTTGTCCTACATCAGCAATGTCCTTGTGATTGAAGATCCTGTCAATCCTGCCAACAACGGTAAGATCTTCCTCTACCGCTATGGCAAGAAGATCTTTGATAAGATCAACGACAAGATGAATCCTCAGTACAAGGACGAGGATGCTGTAAATCCGTTCGACTTCTGGCAGGGAGCGAACTTCAAGATCAAGATTCGTAATGTCGATGGATACCGCAACTACGACAAGTCAGAGTTCTCTGCATCGTCACCTCTCCTCGACGGAGATGACAAGGCACTTGAGGCTCTGTGGCGCAAGGAATACTCATTGCTTGACTTCGTGAAGCCCGATCAGTTCAAGGCATATGGAGAACTCAAGACAAAGTTCCAATCCGTCATCAATGGTTCTCAGTCTCAGAAGGCAGAGGACATGGACATTTCTGAGGAAGAAGAGGATGCTTCGGAGAAGAAGTTCACCCCGAAGTTCCCAACTGCTGAAGCGAAGGCACCTGGTCGGGAAACAAAGCCAAAGACTAGCAAGGTGAGTGAAGATGATGACGAGGATGATGCCTTGTCATACTTCAAGAAGTTGGCAAATGAGTGAGTTTTATACATATTGTTGTTCGCCCCAGTCTTCTCACTGAGTCGGCGTGGGGACAGTGCAAGCGTCTCATTACGCTATTCACTGCGCGTCGGGGAGTAACTTAACCCGCACAAGGAACTTCGCTACCGAACACCCCTCAGAAATGAGGGGTGTTTTATTTTCAGAACATGATAAGGATAAATAGTGGTATGAAGAAGAGCAATAAAGCATTAATTGAATCTTTAAAAACAATCCTATCTTCCGATGATGAGTTGAAGAAGGATAGGGTAAAGATGCTTATTGATATTGGATTTTTTGGTTTGAATGAAAAGGAAAAAGAATCTTTGTTCAATCCAAAACCCACAAAAAGGAAGAATGCAAATGGCACAAAAGAAGAAATTGACCGAGAAGCATGAGTCGGACTATCAGTTTGCTCGTCGTTGTGCCGATAGAATGAATCTTCCGTGGCAAGCAATAGTTTCTAATCAGAAGTATGTTGACATCATCAGAGAAGCACGTTATACTAATATGAGTGTGAGTGAAACCGTGGCTTACTTCAAGGAAGTTATTTCCGAGAAGAAAGATATTGAAAAGAAGACTAAGGTAAAGACACCTGGTCAAACCATGGATATATCAAAGAGGAGCAAGGATTTTCCAACTCCTCCCTGTGAAATGGATAGATGATTGAAAACATACAACTACCAACCCGTACAATTAGACCTTCCCGAACTCCGTGTGCTTGAGAGCAAGCACGGGAGAGTCTACATCACACCTTCGGGAAAGCATCTGCCGTCTGTCACGACGGTCACTGGCTTCGAAGGTAAGGACGGAATAGAGATTTGGCGTAGAGCAAATCCTCGCGAGGCACAGCGAGTCTGTGATCGTGGAAACACGATTCATTCCATGATGGAACATCTCCTCAAGAACGAGGGTGTTGTTCTTTGCGAACATTCTGATGTCAATGAACTCTACGAAATGCTGAAGAGCCACGTCGAGACAAAGATCGACAATGTCTATGCACTTGAGCAACACATGTGGAGTGAGAGCGTAGGACTCGCTGGCAGAGTTGACTGCATCTGTGACTACGACGGGAAACTTTCAGTTGTGGACTTCAAGGGTTCGACTCGCGAAAAGCACACAAGTGGAATCAAGAATTACTTTCAGCAAGCCACGGCATACTCTTTGATGTTCCAAGAACTCACGGGTCGAAAGGTCGAGCAGATCGTGATTCTTGTGGCTTGCGAGACGGGTGTCCTACAGGAGTTCGTAAAAAAGCCCGTGGAATATGTCCCCGGGCTTCTTAGTTCTCTTCAGTTGTACAATCAGTGGTATCAGTTGAATCCAATCACCGTCGAGTTGTGATTGATGTAACGAACCTTGAGCGGTAGGATCTCTCCTGGTGCCATGACAATGCGCGTGGTTGCGCTATCTCTCCACAATTTGACATCTGCGGTTATACCTGTTGATAGAGTAGTTGACGATGTACACATAATCGCATTTGCCCCACCCGTCCATCCACCTGTTCCGATGGAAAATGATTCTGAATATTGTCTGTCCATGGTAATCCTCCTGTCATATTTAGCAAAGCAGTGATTTGGGAAATCTCAGAGTGGGTCTATACATAGAGGTACATGGTTTCATTTTATAAAGGAGAACCAAATGGCAGATTTTCTAGGTACGGCTTGGTGGAGCATTCTCATGTTTGTCGCTGGTGCTGCAATCGGCACCCCACTTTGGAATTGGGTTTCCAAGAAACTTCCTTGGAATAAGTGACAGACAACCAAGTCTTCTCTAAAGAACACAGCGGCTTTTTGCCGCTGTTTTCCTTTATACATATTTTACGAAATCACGGAGATTCAAATGAACCCATTCACTCGCAGAGACTCGCTTTCCGATATTGCCGCAAACACTCTTGACAAGAGCAAGAATCAGACTCTTGTTGAAGCACTATTGGAATCAACATACAACACAAACCACCGCTCTGCGTTGGATGACAGGGCATTGTTCTACGTCGAGAAGCCAGAGAACATGCAAGTTATCAATGCATTCATCAAGAGGTTCCTCACAGGTCAGCACCTTGATCCAATGGATCGTTTGAACCGTCTCTTCCTACAGTTGCAAACAATCGGTCTTCATGTGGACGATGGTGACATGAATTTCGGTGTCAAGGATGCCACAAACGGGACATTCAATGTCTATCAGTATGGAAGACGCGCTAGTGATCACCCAATCTCTGGTGATGCATATGTTGATGACGAAATCTTTCTTCGTTCCCGTATGCACGGTAAGTTGAAGATTCGAACATCTATGGTTCCTGGCGGACTCTATATGATCGATGCAGAACTCTACATGACATCTGAAAAGAAGAACCACGACTAAGTTTCTAATGTCAGACAATCGTATTCGTGATGAAGACTTTTTGACCTTCGCACTTGAAAACTATGATAACCCACAATGCTCCTCTCTTGAGGAGTTCTATGAGGATATAGACAGAATCAAGTATCTGAAGAGATTAATGAATCGCGACGATGGGGACACGGCACAGCGAAACAGATTGATCATAAACCATCTGATCGTCCTTACGAATGTGTTCGGAATAGAGGCAGGAAATAGAATATTGTTCTACAGGATGGAGGAGAAGTTCCATCCAAAACTCAAGACATTCCTCTACTATCTCAATGTGCTTCGCCACGAAATACCAGAGGCAGATCTTGCAGCAATACCAATGGAAGATTCTCTTTTGCAGGAACTGAGGAAGATATGAAAGAAACATACCAGAACTTCATGCGAAAAAACCTTACCGATGAAGCCTATAGACTCATGTCCGAGGCACTTGAAGATCAGGATAAGATGGACATCCTTGAGATCATGCTTGGTGAGGAAGTTGCAAATACGGCATCTGCTCCTGGCGTTGCAATGGTTTCGGATGGGGAACCTGTGTCACCGAAGTACAGCCAAAAGGAGTTTGGCAAGGGGGTCTGGCGAAGAAAGAAGAAGAAGGAACCTATCTTCGAAGCAGCGCAGAAGAAGAAACCCGCAAAACCCTTCACAGGACACCTTGAGCATGTCGGGGACATGATCTATCATGGAAACCCAAGCGAGGCACTCAGGCACATGACTGCCATGCACCAAAGGTTCAAGGGAAAGCACACCAAGGGGCATGAGCCTTCTCTCAAGGTCGATGGTGGAATGAGTGTCGTGGTAGGCAGGGAGCATGATGGAACCCATTTCGTCAAGTCAAAGCATGGACAGGTCGAGCATGTCTTCAAGACACCAGAGGATGTTCATGCAACTGGCAAGGAACACTATGTAAAGCACCTTGTCCCTCTCCTTCATCATGTCAAGACCATGAACATCAAGCCAGGTCATGCGTTTCAGGCAGACCTTGTCCATCATGAGGGAGAGGGTGAGAATCAGACCACTGCCAAGCCAAATACAATCACATACAAGGTCAAGAGTGGAAAGAAACTCACACTTGCCGCTCACTCACAGTACGCTCTTCCAAAACCAGGAGCAAAGGCATGAAAAAGATCACTAGCCATCCAGATGTTTCTCAATTGCAGGGAGAAGGCATCCATGCTCCCGATCTTGCCATCAAGAAGACAACCAAATTATCCTTGTCTGCAAAGAGAGATGCCGCGATCACGAAGCATCTTGCTGCTGCACAGAAGCACCTTACACCAGAGGTTCATGAGTTTTCCCGTAAGTTAGTGGGTAACAAGAGACTTCACGACATAGTCAGGCAGTATTCCAACACGGCAGCACGAACAACTGGTAAGAGAAGCGTAGAAGGACTCAAGTCACATGCCACAAAGTTCGTGGAAAAGACAAACAAGAGCGAGAAAGGTCGTGCCAAGGCACTCGCTGCTGTGCATGGTGAGATAGATTCCAATGCACACC